GGATGTGAAGAGCGTAAGAAGAAGTTAAATGAGTTATTCCCTTACCGAAACACGAACTGCTTAACTGAGGAAGAATACCAATGGCTAAATGAAACCAACGTACTCACTCAAGACTCATTCAAACCAAGTGAGCAAACTAAACTCATCGCAATTTACAACCGAGTGTTCAATCTACGTCAAGAGCCTACAAGCTGCGCATCTTGCTTTAGAGAACTGGTATTGAAAATGCAGAAGGTTTACGCTGAGTACAACAAATGAGATACTATCTTTTAGACTACGGAAGAGACCTGATTGAGTATGCTCACGGAATATCGGATAGGATACGAAAAGACGGACACCATCTAATCGAATACTTCACAGATGCAGATGGACTGATGTGTTTAGAAGAGATAAGCGAAGACGAATTTTTAGACCACTTTAGAAAGGTTGAACAACACTATAAAAACACGAAATAAATAATGGCAAAAGTAGGAAGACCAAGAAAGATAGATAGCCCTGAACACCTCTTAGATATGTTCAAAAGCTACAAACTATGGGTAAAAGAAAACCCAAGATACAAATACGCCCTAAACCAAAGGACTGGTGATATGGTAGCAGAGCCACTCGAATGTCCTCTCACAATGGAAGGCTTTGAAGTCTACTGCTTCAATAAGTTTGAGCTAACGGTTCATCATTACATAAAGAATACTCAAGGAGCTTACGAAGAATTTTGTCCCATCTCTACACATATAAAGCGAGAAATCCGTCAAGACCAAATCAACGGAGGCTTGGTAGGGCAGTACAACGCTAACTTAACCGCACGTTTAAACGGACTAACTGAGAAGACTGAGAACACCATCGTAACCGAGCAACCGCTATTTAACTTTGATTCTTTAAAGAAAAATGACTAACTATTACGTATATACTCACAACAACATAAGGACAGGTAAATGTTTTTATGTAGGTATCGGAAAAAATGATAGGGTGTTTGATGGTGGAGGAAAACGCAATCAAAAATGGAAGCGATATGTTTGGGATAACAACGGATTTCAATTCCAAATAATTGTAAACGGAATCACCAAAGAGAAAGCATTAGAGATAGAACGTAATTGCATTTTAAAGTTAGGTCTTGAGAACTTATGTAATATTGTAGGTGAAGAAGGAAATAGTACGGCATTTAAGAAAGGTCTTATACCTTGGAACAAAGGATTGAAAAATGCACAAGCACCATCAAGCAAAAAAGTAATTTATAATGGTGATTCATTTGATTCGGTAAATAAGTTAATAGAGCATTTGCAAATCGGCACAACTACTTTTTACAGGAGACTGAAGAAAGGTCAAATTCAAATAGAATATGTTTCAAGTAACTACTGCAATTAAAAAAATACTTGCACTAAACAAACGTGTAAAAATTATTCAGGGAGGAACAAGTGCGGGTAAGACATTTTCAATTTTACCAATACTGATAGACAAGTGCGCTCGTGAAAAAGGCTTAGAGGTTTCGGTAGTCGCCGAGACTATCCCACACCTGCGAAGAGGTGCGCTCAAAGACTTTCTTAAGATTATGCGATGGACTGGTAGGTTTGTAGAAGACCGATTCAATGCAACCCTATTGAGATACGAATTTGCCAACGGCAGTACGATGGAGTTCTTCTCTGCTGATAACGCATCTAAACTTCGAGGAGCGAGACGTGACATCTTGTACATCAATGAGTGCAACAACGTAACCTTTGACGCTTACTTAGAGCTTTCCATCCGTACCAAGAAAGAGATTTACTTAGACTTTAACCCTGCCAATGAGTTTTGGGTTCACACCGAACTAAAAGACGAACCCGACGCAGATTTCATTATCCTTACATACAAAGACAACGAGGCGTTAGATGAATCCATAGTACGTCAAATTGAAAAGAACCGTGATAAGGCAGCTACGTCTAACTATTGGGCAAATTGGTGGAGGGTTTACGGACTCGGTGAGGTTGGTATGCTTGAGGGTGTAGTGTTTGACAATTGGAAAGAGATAGACAAACTACCTGATGACGCACGACTCATAGGCATAGGACTTGACTTCGGTTACACGAACGACCCTACCTCTGCAATTGAGGTTTATAATTGGAACGGAAAACGAATAGTAAACGAATTAGTTTACCGCACAGGAATGCTTAACTCTGATATCGCAAAGATACTTCCGTCAAGCGTTACTATCTACGCTGATTCCTCAGAGCCTAAATCCATTGACGAGATACGAAGGTTCGGAAAGACAATTAAAGGTGTTACAAAGGGCAAGGATTCGATTAAATACGGTATAGATGTAATGCAACGACAGGAGTATTTGGTTACCAAGCAAAGCACAAACCTAATCAAGGAGCTGAGAAGCTATTGTTGGGACGTAGATAAACACGGAGTGAGGCTAAATAACCCTGCAGGAGGCAATGACCACGCTATAGATGCTCTTAGATACCACGAGATGGAGAATCTCGGCTTAAATTCAAACTATGGACAATACGCAATCCGATGAACTGCCTCGTATGAAAGCAATAGTAGAGGAATACATCTACAAACGAACAGGTAGAAAAGTACATATTGTCTTTGACGATGTGTTCTCAATGCGTAAACACGCTCAAATGTTAGCACAAGCCTACTCTTATGTCTTGGCTAAGGAATACAAAAACGACTAAAAGACTTATAAGATTATGGAAATCCAAGTAAAAGTACCTACCTCACTAAACGAAATCCCACTTAAACACTATGTGGACTTTCTAAACGTGCAGAAAGGTTCTAACGATGAGGAATTCATTGCTCAAAAAATGATTGAGATTTTCTGTGGAATTAAATTAGCTGACGTTGCTAAGATTAAACTTACCTCACTCAACGAAATGGTTGCCCACTTTGCAGAACTCTTCGCACAAAAGCCTGAGTTCAAACAGACATTTAAAATCGGTGGCATTGAGTTTGGATTCATACCAAATTTAGAGGAAATCAGCTTCGGTGAGTATGTAGATTTGGAAAACCACTTGCAGAGTTAGGATAGCTATAACAAAGCAATGGCGGTAATGTACCGACCTATCAAAACACGAATCAAAGACAAGTACGAACTCCACGAATACACACCAAGCAAAGACCATCAAGAGTTAATGCAGTTTGCTCCGCTTGATGTTTGTATAGCAGCATCGGTTTTTTTTTACAATTTAGGAAGCGAGTTACTGACGGCTACCCTGAACTATTTGGAGAAGAACTTGAAGAAGGACAAGAGCCTGTCTCAGACTTTAGTGAAACAACTCAATTTGCCAAGCGATGGGGATGGTATCAAAGCATATATGGACTCGCTAAGGGAGACGTTACTAAGTTCGATGAAATTACCAAACTTAGACTTACTAAATGTCTCACATATCTCACCTTCGAGAAGCAAAAAAACGAAATTGAGAGAAGACAACTTGAAAGACAAATGAGAAGATGACAGGATTTTACAAAGTATTAGAGTTAATTAAATGGCATTTCGATAATGACCCTATCGTAAACACAACTACGGAAGGTGACATTTTTGAGGTGGACTTGAACAAGCAGACAATCTTTCCGCTTGTACACTTAATGACCAACAACGTATCTTTTGAGACTAACGTAGTACGCTACAACCTATCCTTGATTGCGATGGATGTAGTCAACATTTCAAAAGAGCCGACTACTGATTTATTTAGAGGCAACTCAAACGAGCAGGACGTATTGAACACGCAACTGGCAGTATTGAATCGTTGCTACGATATGATGCTTCACGGCAACTTGTGGGATTTAGAGTTTGTAGTAGACGGCAATCCAACGTGTGAGCCTTTTACTGAAAGATTCGAAAACTATATGGCAGGTTGGACAATGACATTTGATGTCTTGATTCCTAACGAGATGACCATTTGCGATACAAGCGGTTACTCACCTTTCTGCCAACCTGCAACTGTAACGAACTCAGACCAAAGCTATACGGCAACGGTAGCAAGTGGCGGAGTATTGACTTTGCCTGACACGACATTCAACGTACAAATAGACGGAACTCAAGTAGCAACATCTACTTACGCAACTTTAAGCAATCAAACATTAAATCTGATATGGCAGTAACTATTAACATACCATCACAAGTAAAAACCTACGCTAATTTAGCTGCATTCCCTGCCTCAGGGAGCTTAAAAACTATTTACATAGCTGAGGACACAAACAAGACATATCGTTGGGATGGCTCAACATATGTAGAAATATCTGCAAGCGCAGCCACAGGCTTAACAGTCGGCACTACACCGATAGCTTCGGGTAATGTTGGTCGTGTATTGTTTGAGGGTGCGGGTAACGTTCTACAAGAAAGTGCAAACATAACTTGGAACAACACGAATAATCAATTTAGTTTGTTGACAAATTCCGATTTAGCATCTTCAGCTCTTTCGGGTTTAAGCGTAAAAAATTCAAATTCTACGGGGTACGCAAACACATTGTGGTATAATAACAATGATGATGTTGGTCAATTTATGATGACGGGAACGTCGGGAGCTATTTCGGGAACTAATATAATTGCACGTCAAGCCAACTTTATTAATGCAGGCGGAACGGGTGGTATCAACTTACTTGCAACGGCAGGGCATATTACATTTCTTGCAGGTAGTGGTTCTACCTCTAAAATGGTTCTCTTTCAAACGGGAAACCTTGCCATAAACACAACAACCGATGCAGGCTTCCGTTTAGACGTCAATGGTACTGCGAGGGTGCAGGGTCAGTTTACTGCATCATCTGTGATTAATGTCGTTAGTGGCTCAACAACTTTAGATAGAGATGGTGTTTTTCTAAGAATGCACGGAACAAGTGGAATTAAACTTACAACTTGGAATGCAGGTTATGTAGATGCTTTAACAGTACAAGCTACCACAGGAAATATAGGTATTGGGACGACTTCGCCTGCTTACAAACTTCACGTTGTAGGCTCAGCGGGATTTGACAACGGAGCAAGTGGAGATTCAATAACTCTTTTGAATGATGGATTTATTAAATCGAGTTTAATAAGATTTAGAGGGTTTTCAACTCAATTTGTTATACAAGACAATTCATACAATACTAAATTTGCTGTTTCTACTTCGGGTAGTTTGTCGTATTTTAATACGGGAGGAAACGTAGCAATCGGAACCACCACAGACGCAGGCTATAAACTTGACGTGAACGGGACTGTTAGGTTTAACGGAAACCTGACCTTTCAGACAACAAATTGGGTTTTAGACAACGGCAATGCAATTATGCACCGAGGTGGTTTTAATGTGGAGTCAATTGCTTTCAATTCGAGCCGAATGGTATTTACCGATAACAACGGATTTGTATTTAATGGTTCTAACTCAAGTGCAACGTTGACGGCTTCGTCTATCTTAGACATTCAATCCACAACAAAAGGCTTCCTTCCTCCGCGAATGACCACAACACAAAAGAACGCCATTGCTTCACCTGCAACGGGTCTTATGGTGTACGATACAACGTTAAACTTAATATCCGTATATAACGGAACAACTTGGATAACTTTATAAATAAAAATATGAAAACACAACCAACACAAGGAGTAGCAATTGAACCAATTGTATACCCACTTAACGCAGGAACGGCTACGCAAATGTCCGTCTTAATTCTTAACTTTACAACCGAAGCAACAACTTGCACAACGTATTGGCAGTTGCTAACTGAAGACGGAATCAAAGTAGCGGATGACAACTACACGCTAACACCTGAAGAGTTCGCAGCTTGGGGTGCTGACAACAACTACGTTAACGAGTGCGTTGCTCAAGCAATCGGAGTAGTAATCCTTTAAAAACACGAATATGTTAACGCTATCAGAAAAACAAGTAAAGCAATTGGAAACGGTAATCAGTCAA